AACGGTAAACTGGGTATCTAATTTTGAACAAATTGATTACAGCAAAGGCAAATGGATGCTTATGACTCGAACCAATAAAATGCTGGAACCTCTGAAAGATTTTTTTGAAGATAAAGGATATTATTACGCAAGTAAAAAAGGAAATAATCTAGTTAATAAGGATCTGTTGCAGGCTATTGATACTTGGAAAAAATTGAATACCCATCAGCTTATTCCTGCCAAATTAGCGCAAAAAATATATGCTTTTATGACCGTTAAAGGCGGCAGTGTTAAAAGAAATTTTGGCAACGGCAGTTCTTTGAAAAATGTGATAGAAGATTTAGTTAATATTGAAGACCTTAGAAACGATCACGGTCTGCTAGCGGCGGGCGGCTGGGAACGAGCATTGGATAAAATCAATGATAAGAAAAGAAATTTCATAATAGCTATGGAAAAAAATGGAGAAGATATTTCTCCAATAGTGGAGCCTCGAATTAAACTGTCGACTATTCATGGAGCAAAAGGCGACGAGCGGCAAAATACGGTCTTAATGCTAGACATTGACTACAACAGCTTTACTGCCTATCAAAAAAATCCTAATCCTGAGCATCGATTATTTTTTGTTGGAATTACAAGAACGGTAGAAAATTTATATTTAGTTAATCCTGTAGGAGCATATGGATATCAAATATGAAACCTGATATGGATTTTTTAGAAGACGTTCTCTTAATTACAATTTTTTGTATTACTTCAACAATCGTTACGAAAGTATTGTTAGGAATATGAAATTTAACTACGATCCATATTATTATCACACTTTTACAAAGTTTAAATTGCGTCGACAAACATTAAAAGCATACTTAATAGATATAGGTGATTTATCTATATGGATACCTAAGTCGCTCTGTAAAGAATTTAATAGTTTTTCTGCTTACATTCATACAGATATTCTTAATCAAAATATTAAAAAAGCTAAACAACAAAAACAGCGTAGACCATTTACACAATCAATAATTTTCGAAAACGATGTCACAATTCAATTTGATAACAAGCAATTAAAACAAATGATTTCATTATGTCATCCTGATAAACATCAAAATAGCAAAGTAGCTACTGAAATTACTACATTATTATTAAAAAATAAAAAATAACTATGAGTACATACGACAAACAAATTGGTGGGACACATTACCGTAAAATGAAAATTCAGCCTAGTAAATTTGTAATAGAGAATAAATTACTTTTCCCGGAAGGAAATGTTATTAAATATATTTGTCGACACTCGTACAAAGGAGGAAAAGAAGATTTAGAAAAAGCTAAACACTTTATTGATATGATTATCGAGAGAGACTACAATGTTTGAGGATCAAATAGAATGGCTAGCTCCAGATAATTTTCCAGATTTAAGCAAATATAAAACAATCTCAATTGATTTAGAAACAAGAGATCCAGATTTAAAATTAAAGGGATCAGGCTCTATTGTAAATAATGGAGAAATTATTGGAATTGCTGTAGCAGTAGATAATTGGTGTAAATACTACCCTTTTGGACATGAAGGTGGTGGCAATCTAGATAAAAAGAAAATTCTTACATGGATTAAAGCTGTTTGTGCAACGAAAGCAACTAAAGTGTTTCACAACGCTATGTACGATGTTTGCTGGCTTCGTTCCTACGGAATCAACATAAATGGGTGTATTAAAGATACGATGGTGATGGCTTCTTTGATTAATGAGAACAGAATGAGTTATACGTTAAATGCTTTAAGCTGGGAATATTTAAGAAAGAAAAAAGATGAGTCTATTCTAAACGAGGCCGCAAAAAGCTGGGGAATTGATCCAAAAGCTGAATTATATAAACTTCCCGCGATGAAAGTAGGAAAGTATGCTGAAAAGGACGCCGCACTTACACTGGAATTGTTTAAAAGATTAACTTCAAAAATAGAAGAAGAAGACTTGAAAGAAATATGCGACCTAGAAACTGAATTGTTTCCTTGTCTTGTTGATATGCGATTTAAAGGCGTTCGCGTGAACGTTCAAAAAGCTCACAAACTGAAGCAACAATTAGCATCAGAAGAAAAGCAACTCCTGCTAGAAATAAAAAAAGAAACAGGCATAGATATCCAAATATGGGCAGCACGATCAATCGCCAAAGTTTTTGACAAACTGAATCTATCTTACAAAAAAACTTTAATAACGGAATCACCTAGTTTTACTAAAAACTTTCTTGCCACATGTTCTCATCCTTTAATTAAGAAAATATCAAGAACCAGAGAAATTAACAAGGCACATACTACATTCATAGATACTATTATAAAATATGAACACGGAGGACGTATACATGCAGATATTAATCAAATAAGATCTGATCAAGGTGGTACAGTCACTGGAAGATTTTCTTACAGTAATCCAAATTTACAACAAATTCCAGCCAGAAATAAAGAACTAGGCCCACTTATTAGAAGTTTATTCCTCCCTGAGAATGAATGTAAATGGGGCTGTTTTGACTATAATCAGCAAGAGCCAAGACTTGTTGCACATTTTGCAGCAATTACTCCAAATGTAAAAGAAAATCCATCAGTCAAAGAAATTATAGATAACTATTCCAAAAATGACATAGATTTTCATAGAGTAGTAGCAGAAATGGCTGGCATAAGTCGAACTCAAGCAAAAACAATTAATCTTGGGCTGTTCTACGGAATGGGCAAAAACAAACTGCAAGCAGAATTAGGTTTGAGCTCTCCGCAAGAAGCTGAAATATTATTTGACCAATATCATGACAGAGTTCCTTTCGTTAAAGATCTTATGGAAGAAGTATCTAAAGGAGCTTCTGAAGAAGGAGAAATTAGAACTTTGCTAAGAAGAGGATGCAGATTTGACAAATGGGAGCCAACAAATAAACGATGGAATCGAAAAACAATGCAGTTTGAAGTTCCAAAAAAAATAAAAAACGAAGAAGAATCTAAAAAAGCCAAAGAGTCGGTTTATGATGTGATATATGTACCGGTCCCAATTCTATCTGAAGAAGAAGCAAACTTTCGTTATAAAGCATATCTAGCAGATTTGAAGAAGGGTTTTGAGGGAATAACTTTTAAAGAAATGTTTAGAAGAGCTTTCACATACAAGGCTTTAAATAAATTGATACAAGGATCTGCAGCGGATATGACTAAAAAATCAATGCTGGATCTATATAAAGAGGGTATTGTAGCCCATATACAGATTCACGATGAGTTGGATATTTCTGTGAAATCTGATAAAGAAGCTAAACGAATAGTTGAAATAATGGAAGCTTCGGTTGACCTGAAAGTACCTAACAAGGTAGACTATAAATCAGGTAAAACTTGGGGCGATATTTATAATTAGGAGAAAACTATGGAAAATGTGAAAAAAGCATGGGCTTATATAGTAGCACATAAAAAAATTGCTATTGTTGTAGCTGTCATTGCTGTAATAATTATCTTATCATAATAGGAATTTATGTTGAATGGCATATTTAAACGCGAATATTCCTGTGACTTACGCACAGATCAGGAGAGAGTATCTCTATGATCTTAAGGAACATCATGGCGAAGCTGAAGACTGCATCCTTTTCGCGCTGGCTAGTATCACTGGTCGTCCGATTTTATTCCATGCCATTATGGAAAACGGTGCAATCTTTTACCGTTTACCCATCTCTGCATTTATACAAAAAGGATATAATGTCAAAGAAGTTCCTAGGATGCGACTTGATGAGTTGGAGCTGTGGAATTGCTTTAGTTACTATCCTAGCGTTACTTCTTTTGACATCCTTGACGGTCAATCCGGTAAATTCATAGGAAAGGATAAGAGATGGTACGCAGGAGCCTATCTTTTTACAGTTGACTGGGCCCACCCAGAGAGTAATATTGTCGATACTGATCATTCAGAGATCCCGCAAGAACATAAGTGCGCACACATACTTGCTTTGGAGAATGGCAACTATGCGGCTCAGCCAAACAATAGATTAATCTGGAGTATTCCATCCTTTACTGTGAGAGATGAGATACCTTATGACTGGAAGACCCAAAGCAGTGAATGGAATGTAGAAGATGATCGCAAATGGAAAACAGAAGATTCGGATAGATTCTTCTATAACATAGAGGAGACCAAAAATGATTAAAAAATGGTGGAAAAAATTTATGGACTGGTTCTTTAAGGGCTTCTATGACTGAAGTTAAATGCAAAAATTGTGGCTGCATTTGTCACTGTTCTTTACAGGAACATTCTGATATGTATGGAGTGTGTTCTTGTCAAGCCTGCGCGTGTGACAAAGGGCTAGTACTAGATGACACAGAGGAGTGTGAAACGTGCCAATAGATCTAAAAAAATGTTGCGGCATGCACTCAAAAGAAAAAGAAGACAAAGGCGAGTGCTGTCAACAAAACAATCAAGAAAACGCGGAAGCGTTAACGTATGAGAATGAAGCTAAAAGGAGCAACAATGAATAAATTATTCTTGGTGTTAGCCCTATTATTTGCCTTGAGCGCCTGCTCGGTAGGCAAAAAATGTACCTATACAC